CGCCGAGTGCTCCGCACGAACGAGTAGCTTGCGTCCGTCAAGACCCGGTAGCCATCCTTCTTTAGCGTAGATACGAGCCACTTTCTCTCTAAGAGCTTTAAGTTTCGGTGTGTTTCGTAGAAAAGAATCAATGAGCTTTTGTCCTTCTTTCGCAGAACCTCCAACAATCGACCCGATTTTGGCACTTCCTGCGCCATAAAGGAAAGCATAGATAAATGTCTTAGCTTGATTCCTCGTTTGCAACCCAGAAGCGGTTTGGTTCGCTGTATGTATGTCGCCTGATACAACTTCATGTGTATATACATTGTCATTCATATAGTGAGCCAACATCCTCAACTCCAAACCTGAAGCATCAATGCCAACTAACTTATATCCTTTCTCTACTGTCCATAAATCCCTACACTCATGTCCGTAAGGACTACCACTGTTAGGTACTTGTGCCATGTTAGGTTTCATGTGTGTCATACGACCTGTAACAGCTCCGTTAGTAATGACACGACCATGAACCCTACCATCCTTACCAAGAGCTTCTAGCCAACTATCAATCTGTGCTATCCGCTTCTGCAACATCATATACTCTGCTAAGGTTTTTGCTTCGGGGAAGTCGAGCGTTTCGAGGACGGCTTCATCGACGATGACGCTACCTTTTTCGGTGTGCTTCGTGGGTTTCCAACCTTTTTCGATGAGCCTTTCTGCGATTTGTTGACGACTGCCGGGATTGAACGGCTCGATGATGTCTTTGAGCGGCTTGCCTGTCGTTTTGTGGGTTCTGCCACTGGTGATTTTATCTGGAAAGATTGTAGCCATTTCAACTTGAATAGTGTCCAGCTTAGTTTTAAGTACAGAAAGTAATTGTAAAGCTGCTGCTTCATTGAGCTTGAATCCGTTTCTTTCTTGTTCCGCAATGATGATTGCGACCTCATGTTCGAGTTTGATACTTTCTTTCGAGTAGTCATTTTGCATCTCCTGAGTTAAGTGTTCATACAGCTTTTGTGTTACTAATGTATCTTGAATACAGTACTCCAACATTTCGTCTGTTAGTCCGTTGTCAAAGTCTTTAAAGTCACCCTTAGCAAATCCTAAGCGTTGACCCCATGCAGCAAGGCTGTGTCCATCTTCCAAGCTGGGGTTATACAACCTAGACAATACCAGTGTGTCTACCACTTGTGACTTCTTTACAGTGATTCCCCACACTTTCTTCAAGAATGGAGCGTCAAAGAAAATACCATTGTGCATAATAATTTCATCAGCTACAGACAAATACCTTTGTAACTCTGCATCGGTATTTTCCCAATGACGAACAATTCCATCATCAATATCACGAGTAACCACACACCAAATCTTATCGTGTGCTAGGTTAGTTTCAATGTCAAGAATTATTCTCATCCTATCATTTTACCATAACTAAACAAAAGCTCTTTACGAATGAGATACGCTTTTTTACTGACTGTGTCCCCTTTTCCAGTAAACACACGAAGCGGTATTTCATTTAACATAATACATTCAAAGATTCTTCGAGGTTGAATACTCACAAAAAGATTATCGTCATGGAATACCCAGTAGTCTGCTGTCGTTGTTAACAGTGCTGACGGTTTGTCATACATCCAAACCTCTACAACAATATTTCCCGTGGTGTTGCTCATAGGGTCGTACTTGACTTCAACGCTTTTATGTGTTTCAGGAATCCAAATATCATAACCTTTATACTTATCAATTAAACTTGCTGACGGATAAGTTTTCTTTAGGATAGATAGCACCTTTTGTTCAACATCTATTCCTCTTTGTAAATCTTGTTTAAATGTAGTTACAACCATAATTTTATCAAGCCTCCTAAGTACATCAATACTGCAACTGCTTCGACAACAAACAAAGCATAGTCTTTTTGATACACCCCTGACCAAGCCCATAATCCACTACCGATTAAACCAAACCACAAGTTTAATGGAAATATGTTAAGGCTAGTTAAAGCAATTCCAATCAGACAAAGAGCTGTGCCAGTCCACTTAATCATTCGTTTCAACATCATCCATGCGTTTAATTTCATGGTCAACTAAGTGCTGTGCTGCTTTTATAGCCAAGCTCAAGCGTTTCATGTCTTCTAAATGATACTCAGCCATTCTTCCTCCGGGAATACGATAAGCCTCTAGCGACTGTCTAACAATTTCTTTTAGCGTTGTTTGAAAAGACACTGGTTCATCAGAATCACCAAACCAGAAACCATAGTCAATCGCACCATTCTCGGCAATCCAAGCATAGCCGTCTAATTTAATATTCTTCTTACTCATATCTTCTTTCCATTTCCAATGATTATTCCAATTATAAAGGTGAAGCGGTGGACATTTCCAAGACACTATTTATTTCTCCAGTACCTATCTTTAGGGTTAGCCAACATAGATTTTAACAATTCATCAATCGACCTAAACCACTGAGTCACTTTCATGCCATCATGCTGCATGATTGTAAAACTCACTTACCCTCCGCAATAAACTTATCAACGGCAACATCAATCTCGTTACCAATCATCCAGCGCCATTCACTCATGTCGCCATTACAGGCAATCACAGACGGAGCAACCAGTTTAGTATCGACATCCCAAGACGCACTGCGTAGCCAACGATAACGCTCTGCATCAGCATAGATTTCGGTGTTGTCCTGAATACGACCAAAGACATCCTTGTTCAATGTACGCAATCGGTCTATCTCTAAACATAAAGCGTTGATATAATTGCGAGTAACTGAATACTCATCCTGTTTCGCATACTCTCTTGCTGCTTCTACTAAGTCTTTATTCATTTGTAATTCCTAATCTTAAAAATAATAGGTTTGCTTTTATACCAAGCCATAATCTCAGCGTGTAGTTTTATATAATATTCTTGTTGTTCTTTTGTCATAGTGTATCCTTAATTTCTAACATTCGTCCAGTTTGTCCATTATACAGCAATGCTCCACAATTACCAGTGTAGCCACTAAAGCGGTTCTTTAGCACACGCACCGAGGTAGTGTTACGCTCAATCATATCCATCGCTTGTCCGTTACGCTCTAATCCTATCACAATGTCAGACAACTGTGCAATAGCACCTGAGCCACGCAACTGTGCTAAGGATGTCGCAGCCCCTTCCTCATGTCCCTTGCTATCAGGACGCTTTAGGTGACTAACACAAATCAAAGCAATGCCTGTTTCCTGTACCAACATCCGTAACTTAGTCATAATGGAATCCAAGGCTTTACGCTCATCACCAACATCGCCCCCACTAACAATAATGCTAAGATGGTCAAGAAAGACATAACCACAATTAAGACCTTTAGCCATATAACGCACTCGATTGATAATATTTTCGAGAGAAGTACTACCGAAATGGTCAAACAAATAAATGCGGTCACTTCCGAGTGTTCTATCAAAAGCATCTTTAAGCTCCTCTGGTGATACATCAACATCAGGTAAATGAATAGGTTTGTTTACTGCCAAAGACATGAGGGAACGAGCAGTTTTGCGGACTCCTTCTTCAAGAAACATAAGTCCGATTTTGTCAGTTGTCTTGTTAAGTATGTGCCATACAATCTCTCTAAGAAATTGAGATTTGCCAAGTCCACTTCCTGCAGTGACCATGACAAGTTCCCCCTTGCGTATGCCGTATGTGAGTTTATTAAGTCCCTCGTAAGGGTAGTCGCAATCAGCCTTTTCAATAGGCGCTGACACAATGTCCCAGAGGGTATTACCTTGAATAATTCCATCAGGTACATACGACTCAGCAGACCACCAAGTATCAACAAATTCTTTGCTAGAACCATTCTCAAGATAATCACACGCATCCTTATATCCTTTCTTGTGCTTCATTACTTTAACCTTACCACCAAACAACTCCGCTACTGCCTGTGAAGCCTTAATTCCCGGCTCATCAGCATCAAAACATAGAACAATATTCTCAAATGAATCAATCCATTCGTATTGTGCTTTACAGTCCTTTAGAGCTGCTTGTGCGCCATTACGAACCGACACGCAAGGGTACTTGCTACCTTGCATCTGATAACTCGCTAGTGCATCTAATTCACCCTCGCAGATAGTCAAGTAGCGACCCGCTTTAGTAAATAGATTCTGCCCAAAAAGCGTAGCATCCTTAAAATCACCAGCAATACTAAAATCTTTGGTTTCAACTAGCCTAGTCTTAACTGCCGTCATTACTCCATCAGCATCAAAGTAAGGATAGTAGTGTTTGCCGTTATCCTGTCTTACTCCGTAGGCTATGCAAGTAGCCGAAGTAATGCCACGACTAACGATAGAAGTAGAAGTGCTATTGTCATAAAATTTTAAATCCTTATTCATAGGTTTAACTGCTTTCGTATGTGTTGTTGTACCATCCCCAGCAACATAGGTTTCACAAGCAAAACAGTATTGGTGGTTATCGTCATAGAGCGAGTTCGCATCTGTGCTGCCACAACTGTCACAGGGTATGTGTTTAATGTACTTAGAATCCGTCATATTCAAACCCACCAGCAATCTCTACTTCCATATCGCCTAAGTCTTCCTCTTTAATATCCGTAGGTGCTAGGTTCTCTGCCATGATGTAGCAATCCTCTTCTGTGTCGCCATAACAGGTGACATAGTAAGTCTTGGTTACTTTAAATGTAGCTGTCAATCCTCTTGATTCTGTTTTCATTTTCTTACCTCAATTATTCCTTGTTTAACTCGATAAGGATACCTAGACTCAACCCAAAAGCATCTAAATACCCCATCCTTAACACTCAACCATCCGTACCATTCGCTATTCTTTTCAGCATAATTGCCACAAACCTGATGGTCTAAGTCAATCATAGCGATAGAATACCCCACAAACGCACTAAAACACGCTACAAGCGCATATCTCAGCATCGCCTATACCTCGATATCAACTACTGGTATTAAACGGTTTATAGCTTGATTTAAACGGTTTCTAAAATCATCCATTGTTGGCTCGTATCCGTATTGCATACACAATGCCACCATCTCTTCCAAAATGAAGTGCTTGTGCATCTCTTCCTGAGCATATTGCAGCTCTAATCCCGTCATCTCATCAAATTCCAGCATATAACCTCCGTATAAAAGACAAACTGTAAACCTAAAGACAAAATTGTCAATAGATAAGACAAAAATAAAACACTTGACACAATTTCAAAAATTCATTACAATGCCTTAACACCATTGCTATCGTTGATTGTTT